CGCCTTGTCGAGCGCGGAGTCGATTTCCCTGACCGAAGACAACGCTTTAGCGATTCCAGACGTTGCTCCAGTCGCATAGAGCTCTGACTTGAAGCGGGCAGCTTCGGAAGCTGCCTGCCTCAACTCGGCTTCGTATGCGATGAGCTGGGTTTTCATCGCAGAATAGCCCTCGACCTTGTGCATAGCCTCGAGGTCGTTCTGGAGTGCCTTCTGCTCGTTGCGCAGCCTCTTCAGCATGTTCCATGCGTCGTTGGCGCGCTTCCTCGCGCTCCCGGTGAAGCCGAAGATGTCGTCGTTCACGTTCTGGAAGCCGGACTTGTTGTTCACGAGGCTGCGGAGCTGCCTCGCCTTATCGGCGGCGTTCTCCATCCCGTTTGCGAGCTTCTTGACCTCTTTGAGGGCATCCTCGAACTCCATCTTCTTGCCGTCTACCTTGTTCTGCTCCTGGTAGACCTTGGCGATGCGTTCGTAGATGTGGGCGAGCTGGGTGTCGACGTTGTTGTACTCCGAGCGGAGCTTCTCGGTTGCAGAGTAGACATCGCGGGTTCTCGCCGCCATGTCGGCGAGCCTGCGGTTGCCGAGGCCGCTCTTCTCGCTGAACTGGATGGTCTCGTTCGCAGCCTGCTGCATCGCAGTGCGAATCTTCATCGCCGAGCGCGCGGCGAGGAGGGACTTGTCCCCGACGAGGTCGATCCTCGACGCCATCGCCTTGACGTCGCCAGAATCGAAATTGAGGGCCTTGTCCATGGCCCTTAGCTGCGTCTGGGCGTCCCTCGCGGAGCTCTTGATGGAGTCGATGGCCGACTTCAGGGGCCGCGCGTCGGCTCCGAGTTTGATGGTTAGGCCCCTGAAAGCGTCGCCCATCGTGTCTCCTTACATCCTAGTGAGGGCCATGACGTCGGCCGTGGTGGCGTCAACCACCTCCTCGACGTCAGACCCCTGCATGTCCTCCCACTCGTAGAGGAATTGCATCAAGTGCGTGAACTTCATTCGGCGCATGTCGCGCCAGGACAGGCCAGCCTGGAGGCCGCACAGCGCCATGCGCGTGTACGGCCTCGCCACGGCATCGACCTCGGATTCGTCCCTACGCTTCCTCTCCGGCAGCTTCGGCACGAAAGAAGCAGTCGGCGACCTCTGCGCCGATCATTTCCTGGACAAGCCAGAGGTTCAGGCCCTTGGTCCTCTTCATCCACTCCGTGTAGCCAGGGGTGGAGTCGTCAGCAGTCTTCACGGCGGCCCACAGCACCTTCATCATCGCGGTCCAGTTCACCTTGGTGAAGTCGATGCGGATGACGTCGTCGCCGCTGAAGTCGATGACGGAACCCGCATTCTGCTCCCCGAACAGGTCCTTGATGATGTCGCTGCGGAACTCGGCCTCGTAGAGCTGCGCCGTGTAGAACGTGACCTCGGCCTTGACCTTCTTGCCGTCGATGGAAACCTCGAACATCTAAGCCTCCTCTAAGCGGACAGCGAGCCGGAGCCGCCGGGGATGACGACCTTGGTGAAGAACTCGGCGAACTGAGCCGCGTTCTCGGCCGTCTTCTCGATGTGGCCCTGGACGAACTGCCTGGTCTGGCCGTTGAACTCGAAGCTCTGGGCCGCGATGCGGACGTTCAGCGCCTCGGTGTCGACCGACGGGGACTCGTTCTTGGTGTTGGCCGAAATCTCGGGGCGGTTGGCCTTGCAGTTGTAGAACACGAAGCCGATGGGACCCTGGTCGCCCTGCATCTCGGTGATGATGGCGAACTGGGGCGGCTCGACGTCGGTGGTCTCGAACTGCGCGCCCGTGACGGGGTCGACGACCTCGCCGAGCAGGTCGGCGCGGATGCTGTCGAGGATGCGGGCGAGCGTCAGGTCGCCCGAGTAGCCGCCGTTGGTGCCAGCGAAGGTGAAGTAGATGCCGTCGTCGGCGTAGAAGTCGGAGCTGTCGCCGCCCTCGCGGGACAGGCTCAGGGACACCGCGCCGGGCATCGCCTTGGGGGTACCGTACTCGCCAGTGGTGGGGTTGTACAGTGCGTACTTGGTGTTACGGAGGCCGTAACGAATCTTGTTAGCCATCGAAGTCTCCTTCTATCTGGTAAAACGTGAACAGGATTTGGAGCATGTTGTCGTTCTCGACCCACTGCTCCTGGCGCTTGACGCTGCCGAACTTCTCGCGCAGGGCGTTTGCCAGGCTCAGCTCGAGGTCGGGGTCGCTACCCTTCTGGTAGAGCTCGACCGTCCAGTGGTGCCTCACGGCTATCTGGCAGTCGTCCGCGCATATCGGGTCGTCCTCGCCGTGGTAGAGGGCCCACGGGAGCGGCGGTGCCGAGTCCTCGGGCCATTCCATGTGGCGGCACGGGACGATGGCGGATACGGTGCTGTAGACGTCCTCGTGGCTCATGAGAGCGCCTCCCCCACCGCATCTGCGACCTCGTCGTAGAAGTCGTCCTTCATCTCGTCGAACGCGGGCGCCATATGCGGGAACGCCGCCGTCCTGCGGCCAGTGAGGGTCGCGTGCCCCTTCTCGAGCAGGTGCACGAGTCCGGGCTTGGCCCTGTTGCCAATCTCGCCCGTGGTGACGACCCCGCGCTTGATGTGCGAGGAGAAGCCGCCCACGTACTCGCCCGACCACGGGTGCTTGCCGCCCTTCCCGGCGTGGGACTTGACCTTCTTGACGCCCTTGCGGGTGCACCTCGCGACTGCGTCGCCCGTCTTCTGGGCGACCGACACGGGGATGTCCCCGACGAGCTCCTCGATGCCAGCCGCGAAGGTGTCGAGAGTGCACGTGACGTTCCTAGCCATTCGCGACACCACCCTGCCCCGCAGCGTTCTCCTTGTCGGACTGCTGGATCCTGAGCGTGAGGAGCGTGAAGTCCCCGCGCTCGTCGACCACCTCGACCGAGTGGCGCCTGCCGCGATAGCGGACGTTCCTCTGGCCGTCGTAGTCGATTGTCCTGACCTGGAGCTTCGCATCGACCGATATGCCGATCTCGTACATGGACGACCAGGTGTTCGCCCCCACGTGCTGCGGGTTGCAGAACACCTCGGTCTCGGTCTCCACCGGGCGCGGAACGCCCCTCGCGTCGACCTCGTAGGCCGTCGCGATGAGCGTGCATGTCTCGTTCCAGCGCATTACTCGCCGACCTCCGCTCCAGAGTCGCCAGAGGGCTCCTCGTTCGCTATGGCGGCGATGTTCTCGCGCGAGTTCAGCAGGTCGCAGACTATGCGGCGGTACGAGTCGTCGAACCGCTGCGCCTCCGCGACGTCATAGCCGAAGTTCGCCTTGCAGTAGGCCGTGACGGCTTGCTTGACGAACGCGTTCCCGCTGGTCAGCTCGCCGTCCGCGACTTCGAGGAGGGCGGGGTTGACTCCCGCCCTCTCCATGTCGTAGAGGGCCGCCTCGACCAGCATCTCCACCTCGGCGTCGAAGGCGTCGGACGAGATGCGCAGACTCGACTTTATGTCGGCCAGGAGCGTCACCTAGTCACCGTCCGCCTTCTTGGCCGCACGGCGCTTCGCGGGGGCCTTCTTGGCGCGCGACTCTGGGGTCTGCTTCGCGGGCGCGGGCTCCCTGCGGGATTCCTCCACGATGGGGGCGCCGATTTTCTCGGCGCCGACCGCGTTGATCTCGTCGAAGCGTTCCTTGGTCACGACGAACTCCTCGCCGCGCTTGCGCTGCACGTTCTTCAGGTTGTCGTGGAAGTCCACGAGGGCGATGACGTACATGGTGGCCTCCTCTAAGCGGACAGGGCGCCGGAGACGGTGTACTTCGTGAACGCCTTCGGGTACTCGACGGCGAGCGCGAGGCGCTGGTACGCGCGCATCGAGACGCGGCCGTGGCTGAAGTCCTCGCCGTCGTAGCCGACGTCGAAGCGGCGCCCGGTCACGTGCTCGTAGACCGTCGCGCCAGCCTTGAAGGCGCCCAGGATGGCCGTGCCGCTCGTCAGCGCGGGCGTCGGCACCATGGTGATGGTGTTCCACAGGTTCTTGCCGATGGTCACGCCGTTGCCGTACACGAAGCCCGTGGGGCCGCCGAGCACGTACTGGTCGGCGCTGTTCTTCAGCTTCATGAGGGCGTCGTAGTCCTCGTCGGCCAGGAGCAGCGTGTCGACGTTGAAGTTCGGGGTGGCCTTGCGAATCTTGGTGCGCTCGTCGAGCAGGGACTCGATGAAGGCCATGTCGAACGCGGACGCGGACGCGGTGCCGATGCCAGAGACGTTCACGAGGCCCGTGAGCTGGTTGCTGGAGCCAGAGCCGCCGAGCAGCTGGTCTTCGACCACGCAGTCCAGGTTGTAGCCAGCGCGGGCGTTCACGTGAGACACGAAGCGCGGGGCATCGGACAGAATCTCGTCGGTCTGCTTCCAGATGGCCGTGACCTTCTTCAGCGGCGTGGTGACCGCGACGGGGTCGTTGACGTGCAGCTGGCTGAACGCGCCGTTCTCGGCGGTCATGCCCGCGCTACCATCCATTGCGCCCTCGACGAACCACGTGACGGAGTCCTTCTCCGTGGTTTCGTGGTTGAACAGGTCCCAGATGGTCATGGGACGGCGGTAGCCTTCCTTGATCTCCTGGTCGACCTGGGTAAGAGCGTAATCGTAGTAGTTCGGGCTATTCTCGCCGTCGAGCTCGCCGACGGTCTGGACGTCGGATGCAGCGCGGAAGGCGATGTCCGAAATCTGGAAACGCTCGTCGCGCTTAATGCCGCGCTCCTGCATCTGGTCCCAGACGCGCTGGCCCAGGGACTTGCTGCGCTTGGCCTGCGGCTTGGCGGGCGACTCGACGGTCTCTATGACGGGAGCGGCCTGGCTGATGACCTGCGCGGCCTTGTGGTTGCGCACCTCGGTCAGCTGGTCGCGGCGGGCGTCCTCGGCCTTGATGAAGCCGAGTTCCTCGTCGATGGAGCGAATCTGCTCCTCGGTCGCGTCCTCGGGCAGGTTCTCTGCCAGGGACAGCACCAGGGAGCGGCGCTCCTGGTACAGTTCGGTGTTCAGGCTGCGGTAGGCCCGAGCATCCATTGCGGTGAAGTCCATTGCTTCCCCTTTCCTCTTAACGGATTGCCATTCTCTTGGCCCTCAACGCGATCTCCACGCGCTTTCGGTCCATTTCGCGCTGCTGCGACTCCCGCAGCCGCCTGGCCTCGATCTCTCCGTTAACGAGGTGACGTGCGCTTATCTCGGTGTTCGGGTCTGCGGGGTAGCTAACCGCGCTGACGTCGAACACCTTCTTCACACGCGTGATACGCGTGGTGAATACGTGGTTCTCCCTGTCCTCGGTGTACTCTTCCTCGGCGGGGATGAACGCCCAGCTCATGCGCGTGACGTTTCCTACCGCGATGTCCTCGTACATCTGGCGTGCCAGGGAGGTCTTGGACAGGTCGGCCGCGATGAACAGCCCGTGCGCGTTGGGCTCGATGTACAGCGTGCTGTTCTCGTTGCGCGCGTAGACCCTGCCCTGGTGGTCGTACTGGAAGATGATGTCGCGCATGTCCGCGCCGTCGAGCGCGTGGCTGTCGATGATCTCCATGTACTTCCACCCGTCGTAGTCCTCGAACATGAGGTACGGGTCGTCGAACGTGGTGGCGTAGCCCTCCACGTAGCAATCGCTCCCGAAGCGGTTGTTGGGCGATTCGCCCTCTGCGGCGTCCGGCACGAAGAGCGGGGTGCTCATCATGCGGTACTGCCTCTCGATGTTCTTAATCGGCACGTCTGCCTCCTGTCCCCGTGTCGAAGTCGCCGCCCTCGCCGTAGCCCTCGGAGTCGCCTCTGAGGTTGTCGGCGTCGGCGCCGTCCCTGTCGATGTCCGCCCATTCAGAGCCAGCCCTGCCGCCGCCCGATGCGGCGATCTGGGCCTGCTGGGCCGTGAAAATCTCGTCGATGGTGTGCCCGACCTTGTACTCGCCGCGCAGGATTCGGACGTCGCCGTCCTCCACCGTCGGCATCTGGAGCACCTTCAGGGCGTCGTTGATGGTGTAGACGCCACGGTCGAGCATGTCCTTGTTCATGTTTCTCTTGGTGGCGTTGGACGCGTACTGCAAGCGCGATGCCGAGAACTCGATCTTGTTCTTCGGGCGCTCGCCAGTCGTGTAGAGCATCATCGAGAGGCCCTCGCCGAGCCTGATCGCGAACGGCTCGATGACGCCCTCGTAGAACGCGCCCCACTGCTCCTCGGAGTAGTCGTTGGTGAGGATCGCCTCGTTCATGCCGAAGTAGAAGAAGACGTCCTCGCGGATGCGCTTCATCTCCTGCGGGTCGATGGTCCAGGACTTCGGGTCGATCTGCTTCACGTCCTTGAACGTGGCGTCGTAGACCATCATGCCCGTCTTGTTGTGCGTCGAGAGGTTCTGCTCGGTGAAGCGGTCGCGCTTCTTCTTCATGTCCTCCTCGCGCACCTGTCCGTTGAGGGCGCCGATGAAGCGGATGGACGCGCCGTTCACCATCGCCTGCTCCTGCGCCTGCTCCTGGGCGTGCATGAGCCCGAGCGTCGTGTCCAGGATGTTCTTGGACCCGAAGAAGTCGGACTGGTACTGGAACCTGGTGACGAGGCAAACGCTGCTGCACTCGATCGCCATGACCTTCCCGCCCGTCATGGTGAACCTGAACCACGGCTCGCCGCCGACGTCGACCACGTCAGTGTGCATCGGCTTCAGCGGGTACACGCCAGTGATGACGTCCGTGCCCTCCTTGAAGGCTGGCACGATGAAGAGGTTGTTCTCGTTGAAGAGGATGGTCGCGCAGCGCGCAAGGAACGCGGGCCACGTCATGAACTGGTTCGGCGACGTCTCGAACGCCCTCTTGATGCGCGGCCTCGCGCTCCCCGTGCAGGTCGGCTCGAGCTTCGACACGGCGGTCGCGATGCGCTCGATTGTCGACCTGACCAGCTGTTGCTGGTACATCTCGCCGTTCCAGGGCGTGAACTGGGGAG